TATGGATTACTCTTGGAAAAAAGAAAAAAATAAGTATAAGTATTCAACAAAGCAATTTACAGGAGATTTTAAATGTGAATCTACAGAAAAGATTGATCCAAAGATACTAGATTTACTTTTCTTCCAATTACAGGCGAGGGGTAATTCGGAAGGAGAAACAGAGTTTAAAGGTCAAACAATCTCCTACAAGTTTAAAGCAAAAGACTTATGGGAGGAGGAAGAAGAAGAAGATCCTGAAAAAATATTATAAATAATTAATAAAATATATGAAAAAAATATCAAAAAAATCAAGACTTGTAGCATTATTACTAAGCATTTTTCTAGGAGGATTTGGAGCTCACAGATTTTACGCTGAAAGATACCCAACAGCAATATTATATTTATGTACACTAGGACTATTTGGTTTCGGTACACTGTATGACATAATTAGAATTGCTCTAGGTGAGTTTAAAGATTCTAAAAAACTACCTATTAAGAAATGGGAAACGGAATAAGAAACTATTAATTTAAAATAAAAAAACATTATGTTCTCAAACGAAAATATCACAAAGCTAGAAGGATTTTATAAAGAAATGCACAAAGTATCTGACGAGCTTACAATTGAACACAACAAGGCACTAGATGAATCAAACGAAAAGATGTACAAGACTATGAGAAAGAATCCAGAAGGAAAAGAAGTAGAAGTAGAACTAGAAGGAAAGACACTATGGTATGAATTAAGAAATATAGGATTTGAAAGTGATGCAGGTAGAATACTAAAACCACAATTTCCAAAAGTATTTGAACTACATGAGCAACACTCAAAAATGGTAGAAGACTTAAACAAATGGTCAAAGGTAGAACTAGGAGTTGATCCACTAGCAATGACACTACTAGATGTGGTAAAGATTGCTAAAGGTGTTGTAGAAGCAAGTAAATAAAATAACTCTTTTTAAAAGCCTGTAATAGGGCTTTTTTACTACCTAAAAATGTGGATAACTCCTTGCTCTTTAATGCAAAACACGCTATAATAAGAGAGTAGACAAGTTACAAGCATAACAAATAACAAAATGAAAAAACAAATAATAGATGACATAGAGATCCAAAGTTTTGACTACAGAGCGTTCAGAAATGAAAAGCTATGGAATAAGTTTATAAACGGACTTACACTTTTCCTAGCAATACTAATCCCAAGTCTAATCCTAGTATCGTTGATTTACAACTTAGCGATAATTAACTAGTATGGATATAGATAAATCAATAGAAATAGCTAAAACTGATAACTAATATGTTAGATAAACTACAAAAAAGGAACATTGTAATATCACACTAGAAATGTTATAATGGGTACATGCAAGAAAGAAACAAATTAGGGCAATTACAAAAGGGACACAAAGGTGTAGGAATAAAGCAAGGCGAAGAACACGGAAGATATAGACACGGATTATCTAGGACTAGGATATATGCACGCTGGAACTCTATGTTAACCAGATGCTATAACAAGAACGAGAAGTATTATAAGAATTGGGGAGGTAGAGGAATAAAGGTTTGTGACGAATGGTTAGACTTTGTAAACTTCAATGAGGATATGGGAGATACATATCAAAAAGGAATGGCGTTAGAGAGATTAGACAATGATGAGGACTATTCGCCAGAGAATTGTAAATGGATTCCCAAAGAAGAGCAAAATCTAAACAAGAGGAATGTTAAAATCTATGAATATGACGGCAAGAAACTTAACTCCTCACAGTGGGATAGAGAACTAGGATTACAGATAGGTACAGTAAGAGCGAGGTTAAAGTATGGTTGGTCTGTAGAAAAAGCTGTTAGTACACCAGTACAGAAGAGAAATTATAAGTTATTAGTAACAGATAAGTAGTATGAATAAATTAAGAAAGTGGTTAGGAATGAAGATACTACCAAATAGCATAGTTGCAGTCTTTCCTCATGAACTAGATATAGAAGAAAATAAGTGGTATCAGTTAAACTGCAAATTTATGAAGAATGGAAAAACAAAGGTAGAGGTAACAAAATTAAATAAACAATAGTATGAAAACACAACTAGACATATATAGGGAAGCAAAAGACAAAATACCAGAGAAACTATCTAATAATCATTCTGAATGTAATATGACACTATGGGGTATAAAAGGATATCGATGTAATGAATGTGGGTCAGGAAGGCTCGTAGAGATATTCAGGCTATACCTCAGATGTCAGGACTGCAAGCACGAGGAAGCGAAGAGTAAGACTAATAAAATATCAAAATGAAAATACAACAAACAAACAAGATAGCAGGATTCAACTCAAAGATAGAGCTATTTTCATCAACTGGCAAGAGGTTCTATATGGATGACTCAACATCAGCAATAAGTCAGTATAGAGCTGATCAGAATGTATACAGGAAGGTTCTGTCATACTCTACTAGAGCATTAAGCTATGTTAAGACAGCAAGGGACTTCGGGTTAAACTCATGGGAGCAACAAAGGATAGACCTAGCGAAAGTAACAGTTAAGGATTTAGAGCAGATTGTAGAGAAACTTAGAGAGAACATAGATACAGGTTCTCTAGATAAACAATGTAAGGAATTATAACTGTGCATAACTTATCTACATAATATGCTATAATACTAGTATATGGCTAGACCAACACTTTACACAGAAAACACAGTAGCACTTGCCGAGCAGTATTTAGAAGACTGTAAAGACAAGTACACAGAAGTACCTATCTACACAGAAGATGGTGATGTTGTTCTTGATGAAAATAAAGTGCAGAAGACAAAGCTGAAAAAGATTGTGAATCTACCAAGTATCGCAGGTCTAGCAGGTTACTTAAAGGTAGGTAGAAACACCATATATGATTGGGCGAGTCAAGAAGATAAGACTGAGTTTTCTAACATCATAGAGCTTATACTAAGTGAACAGGAGCAAAGACTAACAAGCAATGGTATATCAGGAGAGTATAACTCAGTTATAGCAAAGCTACTTATGACTAAGCATGGGTATTCAGATAAACAGGAGCTTACTGGAAAAGACGGCAACCCACTTGAATCAATCCATAAGATAGAATGGGAAGTGATACCAAGTAAAAGAATTGCAGATGAGAAATAAAGTGCTAGAGCCTTATTCTCCAATACTCACAACTGATAAAAGATATATTCTTATCGGTGGAGGGCGTGCAGGAGGTAGATCATACTTTGCTAGTCAATATGCGATGTCATCACTCATATCAAAGCCATACTTTCGATGTGCAATTATGCGATATGTACTAGGTGATGTCCGTAACTCTATATTCCAAGAGATAGCAGATAGGCTAGAAGAGAATGAACTTACTGGAGGCAAAAGCACTATTGATGTTAAAGAACATACGCTTACGATTAACCTTAATAAAAATACTATTAATGGGATTGGATTTAGAAAAAGCTCATCAGACCAGAAAGCAAAGCTAAAATCACTCGCAGGATATACCGATGTGATTATTGAGGAGGCAGAAGAAGTATCAGAGGAGGACTTTCTACAGCTAGACGACTCACTACGAACTATCAAGGCAGACATTAAGATATTCTTACTGTTTAACTTCCCTCCCAAAGAACACTGGATAATCAAAAGGTGGTTTAATCTTCTCGACATTGGGATAGACGGTTTTTATAAGGCAGAACTTAAAGACAGTGAAAAGGACTCAACGCTATTTGTATACTCAAACTACCAAGACAACCTCCACAACCTCAACCAGACTACTCTAGATAACTTTGATAAGTACAAGAGAGTAAACCCAGACCATTATTACAACATGATCATGGGATATGTACCGTCAGGAGCGAGAGGGCGTATATTCAAGGACTGGCAACCAATTACAAGCAAGGAGTTTGATGAGCTTGATTACACTTCTTTCTATTCTTGCGATTATGGGTTCACAAACGACCCTTGTGCAGTATGCGAGATAAAGATGCATAACGATAATATTTATGTAAAGGAGCTTATCTACGAAACAGGACTCATCAACAAAAGACTTTCAGAGAGAATGGAACAGGTGGGAATACCAAAGTACTCGGAGCTATTCGCAGACGGTGCAGAGCCAAAGTCTACAGCAGAGCTACAGACCTACGGGTGGAACGCTATTAACACTACAAAGGGGAAAGGCTCACGAAAAGCAGGTGTTGATTTATTACTAGGTAAGAATGTTTACTACACCGAGGACAGTGTAAACCTTATCAAAGAAATGCAAGGGTACTGTTGGGCATTGGATAGAAATAAGAATCCTACCAACGAGCCACAAGATGGTGACGATCACATTTTAGATTCTCTACGGTCAGGAGTGTTCTCAAAACTCAAACAGCCTTTTGTCGGCGTTGCGTAGTGTGGTATAATTATGTTATATGAAAAACCCATTTAAAAACATGTTCACAAAATCAAGTGACAATAAATATACACTTTATAAGTCTGTAGGAAACGGAGGATCACTAACAAACATAACTCCTTCTAAGGGGTTAGATTTTAATGAAATATCTTTGTATCTT